TTTAGGGGCCCGCCGCGCCTAGACCGGCGGGGTAGTCAATCTTTCTCTGCGGAGGAAAATCGCGGGGTATTTTTTTTTTGAGGTAGGCCATGTCGGCGGATGATGATGATGCCGGTTTCGGCGCGGTTCCGGCCGAAGAAGTTCTCATCGATGGCGGCGCGCCTGCGGAGCTGAGCGAGTACGGCAAGAAGGTCTGGCAATCCGAAACGCCGCCCATGCTGCGTGCGGGGCGCCTGAAAAACACCGATCGTTCGGTCTGGATGCGCTATTGCCAGCTGGTGGGAGACTACTGGGAAGCTGAAGTGACGCTGGCGACCAAGGGCGGGCGCTTCTATGAGGTGCCGACAACCCATCAGCACAAAGAGGGCGTTGTGACTTACCTGGAGCGTGAGCGCCCGGAGTCAAAGTATCAGCGCACGCTGCTGCCAGAGATCCGCATGCTGGAAGACCGGCTTGCCCGCTCGCCCCTTGCGCGCGCCAACCTGATTTCCAAGGGCGTCAGCGGCGGCGGCAGCGCAGACCTTTTCAGCGGTGGAGATGGTGGTAACGGCGACGGCGCTGACCGCGCGGACCCTGCATCCTTCAACTGAGGCGGCGCAGGCATTCGGTCAGAACCATGCCGAGGTGCGGCACAAGATCGGCGAACTGGAGGGGCGGCGCGACAAGCTGGCCACCAGGCGCCGCAAGCTCCGTGGGGAGATCGAGCGCCTGCAGGCGCAGGGCGCGAAAACCGATCAGGTGAGGCCGCTGCAGCGCCGGGAAGAGGGGCTGGATAAGAGCATCGGGCAGCTGGAGAAAGAGGCCGCCCGCCTGGAGCGCTACCGGCGCATCTGGGGCTATGTGGACGATCACGGCAACAGCTGGTTCTTTGACCGTTATGCCGGTGAGCGGGTGATCCGCTGGATTGAGACCTTCTGTGTTCACAAGAAGGGCCAATGGCGCGGGCAGAAACTGAAGCTGGCGCGCTGGCAGAAGAAGATCATACGGCAGATCTTCGGCTGGAAAACGCCAGAGGGCTACCGCCGGTTCACCGAAGCGTGGATCGAAATCGCGCGGAAGAACGGCAAGTCCACCCTTGCGGCCGCCATCGCGCTCTATCTGATGATCGGTGACCGGGAGCCGGCGGCAGAAGTCTATGCCGTGGCCGGAAGCCGCGACCAGGCCGCGCTCGTTTACAGTGACGCCTATGCGATGGTGGAGCTGAACCCGGCGCTGAATGAGCAGATCGATCTGCTCAAGTTCGAAATGAAACACCCGCGCACCGACTCCAAGTTCGTGGCGATGGGCACAAAGAACCAGCACGGCCTCAACCCGTCCGGCGCGATCGGTGATGAGGTTCACGAATGGCGCAACCGCGATCAGTATGAGGCCATCACATCGGCCGATGGCGCGCGCAACCAGCCGCTATTCGTGTTCATCACAACGGCCGGTCACGACCTGGAAACGCTGTGCGGGGAGCTGCACCTGCGCGCCATGCAAGTGGTGCGCGGCCTTGTCTACCAGCCTGACCTTTACGTGCGGATCTATTCACTTGATCCGGGTGATGACTGGAAAGACGAAAAGAACTGGCACAAGGCCAATCCTGGCCTTGCCTATGGCGCGCCTAAACTGGCGGCGCTGCAGAAGGCCTTCCGGAAGTCCTTTGGCCGCCCGGCAGAGGAAAACAGCTTCAAGCGCCTGCGTCTCAATCTGTGGACGGATAGTGTCTCTGGCTGGATACGCAAAGAAACCTGGGACGCGCGTAAGGCGCCGATCGATTTCGGCAGGCTGCGGGGCGCGAAATGCTGGGCAGGTCTCGACATGGCGCTGGAGCGCGACCTGTCCGCCCTGGTGCTGCTGTTTGAGCCGGATAACGATCTCTATCCCGGCAAGTGGATCGTGGGGTCAAAGTTCTGGTGCGCCGGAGAGTATGCGCGCGAACGAGAGGCGGGAGATAACATCTCTTACCCGAAATGGATTTCCAATGGCCTGCTGGTGGAGACGCCGGGCAATACGGTGGATTTCGATTTCATCGAGCGCGATATCATCAGCACGCTGAAACATTTCGATGTGAAGGCCCTGGGGTATGACAAGGCGTTTGCGCACCAGATGATCCAGCACCTGATGAAGGCCGGCATCCATTGCGTGGAAGTGCCCCAGACAATCACCGTTCTGGCGCAACCAACGGCAGAGTTCAGCCGCAAGGTTCATGCGGGCGAGTTGGTCCACGGCGGACACGAAATCATGAATTGGTGTATCGCCAATACGGAGGTCAAGCATAACGTGAACGGACAATACAGGCCTCTGAAGAATGCGAAAGCGGCGCGCAATGACGGCGCCGTTGCGGCGGTCAACGCCCTGGCGCCCGTGATCCACGGTGAGGGCGACATGGAAAGCGTCTACAAGACGCGCGGCGCCCTGGTGATCTGACCATGGCAAAGCGAGGAAATCCGCTCTCTGCGCTCTGGCAATGGATGTCTGGCGACTGGTACGGCGCCACTGCGGATGCGCCCAAGGCTGAAGGGCCGCTCGGGTCATCCAAGGAGTTGCAGGCCTACATCATGGGCGGCAGCGGCAATGTCGCCGCCACAGGCCGCGCCATCACGGCTGATACCGCGCTGCGCCTGGCTGCCTTCTATCGCGGCATCAACCTGCTGTCCGGCGTGATCGCCGGATCGCGCATCGATATCCGCGAGACGGAAACCATGCGGGTGCTGACGAACCATCCGCTTAATCTGGTGCTCAACCGCCGCCCGAATGGCTGGCAGTCCGGGTATGATTTCAAGCGCTACCTGATGCAATCGGTGCTGCTTCGCGGCAATGGTTATGCCTACAAGGTGCGCAGCCAGTTCGGCGACAGGAAGATCCTTCGCCTGATCCCAATGGACCCCGATCGCGTCGATTGTGAGCAGCTGGACGATCTCAGCCTGCGCTACAGCTACACCCGCCGCGATGGCAGGCCGATGATCCTTGGTCAGGAAGATGTGATGCACGTCCGGGGCATGTCCAATGACGGCGTGACCGGGCAATCTCTGCTTTCCTATGCACGCGAGGCGCTGGGCATCGGCGACGCAGGGCAGGCGCATGCGGGCCGCTTCTTCCGCAATGGCAACTTTCTCGACACCGTGCTGGAGTCGGATAACGAGCTTGGCGACGAGGGCATTACCAATCTTCGCAAGAGTATCGACAGCTATCGCGGCGCCGATCCGGCTACCCGCACGCTGGTGCTGGAACAGGGCGTCAAGCTGAAGCAGCTGCAGCTCTCTGCGCGTGATGCCGAGTTCATCCAGCAGCGGAAGCTCTCGATTGTCGAGATTGCCATGTTCCTTGGCGTGCCGCCGGTCCTGCTGGGCTTCATGGAAGGCGCCCCGGCGCTGGGTGGCGGCGGAATGGAGCAGGTGTCCATCGGCTTTCGCACCTACACGCTGGTTGACTGGTTTGAGGCGCTGGAAGGCGCCATCGAACGCGACCTGATCGGTGACGATATGCGCCTTGAGGCCAAGATTGATGATACCGGCCTCATTCGCGGTGACTTTGCGGCCCGCTGGACCGGCTGGACGCGGGCGCTGCAGTTTGGCGCGATGAGCCCGAATGAAGTTCGCAAGAAGGAGGGGCTGCCTCCGCGTGCGGATGGAACCGGCGACGCCTTCTACCCGCCCCCGAACATGGCTTCTGCCGCGCGCGAAGGAGACTGATATGCGCTTCGACCTTTCCCGGAAATCCGTTCTTCCCAGAGGGCTTGCCGTCATGGCCAGCCTGGCCGCGCTGCCCGCCTTCGATGCCGGCGCGGCGGGTGATCAGCTCTGCTGGTGTCCGCGCGATGACGTCATGGCGCGGTGGCAGCCCCAGATGCGGGCGGTCAATGCGAAAGCGACCAACCGGATCGAAATCTATGAGACGATCGGGGAGGATTGGTGGAGCGGCGGCGGCGTGACGTCGAAGAGTATTTCGCGGCAGCTCGCCAATATGAGCGGCGATATCGAGGTGGTGATCAACTCGCGCGGTGGGGATTACTTCGAGGGCGGAGCAATCTATAACCTGCTGCGCGAGTATGACGGCAAGGTGACGGTCAAGGTGATCTCGCTGGCCGCCTCAGCTGCCTCGGTCATCGCCATGGCCGCTGATGAGCTGCTGATCGGCGACAATGCCTCAATCATGATCCACAACGCTTGGCTGATCGCGGTCGGCAATCGCAACGATTTCGACAAGGTATCCGACACGCTTGGACAGTTTGATGAGGCCATGGCGCGGCTCTATGCCAAGCGCACCGGCGGCACCGTCGCTGAAATGTCGGAGCTGATGGATGCCGAAACCTGGTTTACCGGACAGGCGGCCGTTGACGCCGGTTTTGCCGACGCTCTCATGGAAGAAGAGGCCGTCGAGACTGGTGATGCGGCTGCGGCCTCTGCCCAGCGCGCGGAAGTGCGCGCGGCCTGGGCGCTTAAGAAACAGAACCCGGACCTGACCCGCAAAGAATGCCGCGCGCTTCTTGCGGACCTAAAAGGCACGCCGCGCGCTGCCCGGAAAGATCCGGATGCTGAGCGGGGCCTCTCTGAGGAGGTCCAATCCCTCATTTCGAAAATCAGGAAAGCACAATGAAACCTGCTCACCTTATCCTCCCTTCGGGCGAGACGCGCGGCGTTGTCTCGATCCGGTCTGATGCCAGCCCGCTCGCGCTGGTTCAGCAGCTCCATACGGCTTTTGATGAGTTCAAGGCCACGATGGACAAGCGCGCCACTGATCAGGATGTCCTGCTCAAGGAAAAAGAAACGCGCGTCAACACCGCGCTGGATGAAATCCAGGCCGCTCTCGACAAGCAGAATGCCGAGCTTGCCCAGCTCAAACTGGGCGGCGGCGGCGAACCCGGTTCGCGGGTCACGCCCGAAGCCCGCGCCCATATGGATGCCTGGTCTGCCTATATGCGCACCGGCGAAGGCGAGCGCGGTCTTGACCAGCTCGGCATCGCGCGCGGCGATGTTCATTCGACCATCATCCAGAATGTCAAAGCCGCCGGCTCTGCGGGTGCTCCTGACAAGGGCGGCTTCCTGGCGCCGATCGAATGGGACCGGACGATCACGGATGCGCGCGTCGATATTACTCCGATGCGTCTCTATGCCAGCCAACAGACCGTTTCGGGGCAGGGCTTCAGCAAGCTGTTCAACCTGCATGGCGCCGGATCGGGCTGGGTGGGTGAAACATCCGCCCGCGCTGAAACGACCTCGCCGGACCTGCGTTCCTATTCGTACAGCTTCGGTGAGATCTATGCGAACCCGAGCGCTACGCAGCAGATCCTGGACGATGCCGAGATCGATTTCGCGCAATGGCTGGCAAGCGAGGTGGAAACCGAGTTCGCTGCCCAGGAGGGCGTAGCCTTCCTCACCGGCAACGGGGTCAACCGCCCGCGCGGCCTGCTGACCTTTGATGCCGCGACTGAAGCGGCGCTGGCGGCCAACCTGCGCCATCCGCTTGGGCCGATTGCGGAAGTGAATAGCGGTCATGCTTCGCAGCTGACAACCGATGGCCTGATTGATCTGCAATATGACCTGCCCAGCAACCGCTCGCAGGGCGCGCAGTTCTTCATGAACCGCAAAACGATGGGGACCGTCCGCAAGCTGAAAGATGGGGACGGCAACCTGATCTGGGCGCCTACCCTTGCGGCGGATCAGCCTTCCACCCTGCTGGGTTCGCCCTGCCGGGAGCTGGACGGCATGCCGGATGTGGGGGCCAACGCCATCCCCGTGTTCTACGGCAATATGCAGATGGTCTACCGGATCTTCGATCGCGTCGGCATCCGCATCCTGCGTGATCCGTACACTGCCAAGCCATACGTGCTGTTCTACACCACGAAGCGCGTGGGCGGCGGTCTCTGGAACCCGGAATGGGGCCGTTATCATCGCGTTGCGGTCAACCCTTAAGGGTCTGATCTGACCGCGCTGGCGGCGCGGCTCACAGGGAAGGGGGCGGGCTTTCGGGCTCGCCCCTTTTTTATTGAGACCTTTTTGAAGTCAGGCGAAGGAGACCGAAGCCATGGAAGTCAAGCGCGTGTTCCGGGGTGTTCCCAAAGGGCAGTTTCATCTGGTGACGTACCATCCGGGTGATACGGTGCCGGCGGAACTGGTGGCGGCGGCCAAAGCCGTGGGCGCTGATCAGCCGGCCCCGGAAGGCAGTGCCCCGCCGCCTGTGCAGCCGCAGAATGTTGGCCAGATGGGACCGGATGGAAAGATCGGCCGTACCGGCGTGAAGGGCGGCAAGGGCAAGACTGCCTCACCTCCTCCTCCTCCTCCACCGCCTGCGCCGGATCTGCTGACCGGCGCCGCCGGTGAAGGCGGGCCCGCGCCAGAGCCTGGCCCGGCTGCTGACAGCGGCGCGGCTGATGGCGGTGCTGAAG